TCGACTGCGTCTGTGCTTGCATAGAGCGTGGCCGCGTCTGCCCCGGATAGGTAGGCCACTCCTGCCGGAATGACTCCGCGAATAAGAATGTCTGCATTGACCTTAGCTGCTGAGAAAATATAAGGATCAATAATTGTGTCGGTAATTGTGATTGTGCCATTGAAGGCCGCCGATGGCACGACTCCACTGACCACGACTGTCTGACCTGCCACGAAATAGTGTGGACGTTGCGTTACATAATAAGCGACGTTAGAAGTCAAATAAACTTCTGCGATTGCCGCTTGATTAGCTGTGAGCATTGGCAGAATTACGCCTTCGGCTGAGCCGATTATTTCATCTAGATAAGCGTCGGAATAAAGAGATGAAGAAACGCCCAATACTGATCTTAAACTTGCGGCGGTAATAATTGACGGCATTTCTTCACCTCTCTAGTTCGGCTCTATGGGGATCGGGAGCGACCCCCATAGATGATCAGTTAGCTATCAGGTCTTATTGATTTTGAATGCGCCAGCACCGACTTTGGTTGCGATTGCTCCATAGCCGTAATACATAACTTCGACTTGACCAGTTCCAATTAAGTTAGAAGTTAGGCGAAGTGTTGGAGATTCGTACCAGGTGTATGAATCTGGATTGACAATTAACATCGATCCATCTGTGTCAGTTAGCGAAGCTGTGTTAGCGGTGACGTACAAATCTAAACCTGCGACTACGCCACGGATAGAAGTCGGTGTAACTACGCCGCCAGTTGTGTTGGTTTGTCCAGCGGCTACGTTGTAAAGCGGAGCGCCTGACACGTTAAGTGTCATTAGGTTAGACCATTGAGAAGTGTTCGCAATTATATTTCTAGCGAATCCTTGTGTTCCAGCATAAACCGAAGCGGCTCCGCGTGATACGAATCCAAGAAGCTCTGCGGCTGTTGGATAAGTTGCAAGAGTTGTCGAGTCGGCTGTTGCGCCAGTAATAATTGCGGCATTAACGGCGGTATCTGTTGCTTTAGCATAAGCGCCAGCCATTAAGCGAAGTAGCTCTTCAAAGAATGCTGGAGAACTTCTATCAATGAGCTCCACAGATAGCGTGTTCTGACCTGCGAACTTCTGGACTGTGCAAGATAGATAACTTGCAGTTGCGCCAGTTTCACTTGGAGCGGATTCTTCTGCAGTTACCGCAACAGTTGGAACTGCGGTGATCTTTGGAATTTCAAAAGTCATTCCGCCATCTGGAAGTGTTCCGCGACTAATTGCGTCGATATTGCTTCGAGTGTAATTAGTTAGACCGTTGATAACTTCGTTAAGTTGACGAGTTGGATTAAAACCGCCAACAGTTGTCATCGTGTCATCTGCGGCGCGAACCCATAGAGCTGAATCTGAGTTAGGATTAAAAGTGGCGCGGATTGTGTGTTCTAGGTAGCTCGCGTCAGAGTTAATCGGTGAACGTGGTTTAGTAAAGAATACTGGGCGAGTAGACGCCTGGACATTCTGTGAAGCGGCTTCAACCGTTTCGGCGGAAGCTTCTGGAACGGTCGGAGTGGTTTCCACTTCGTCTCCTTCTGGTTTGGTTGTTGTTGGTTTATCCGATTCCTCTTGAATAAGTGGAACGGAATTATCTTCGAGATTCGCCGCAACTGAGACTTTTGCGCTGGCGATTGCTGGATCAGTTACTAAAGAGACTTCGCGTAAAGTGGACGCGGTTATTGTGAGAACGCCTTTTATAAGCTCATATTTATCGGCAGTAACTCCCACCGAAAAGCCGTCTCTTGCTCCAGAACTAGCTTCGATAAGACTATCGTTGCCAGCGTTAGTTGGAAGCACCGAAAACACCGCGTCCACGCCTTGATTGTTTACCGAATAAGATTTAAGAAAACCAATAGGCGAAGTACGATTATGCTCTAATAATAATTTAGTGTTATCTCCGAAAGTAATAGAACCTGGAGTAAATACAGTTTCGCCAGCACTTGTTACGCCAGCTTCGTTCCAGCTAACAATGCGACCAGAGATTTCACGTTTTGGGAAGTCGGTCGCAATAACTTTAATTGAGAAATCGATATTCATTGGATTATCTTTTATTTTATTCACGGATCATATCTTCCATTCTTCGGATTTCGTCGGCGCTAAGTACGCCAAGTCGATTATAAATATCGTAAATCTGCGCGCGTTCTAAGGCTGATCCGCGTAAGTATTCGTCTAAATTAAATTTAACTTCTTGCGATACTGGCACAAAGTCCGACATAGATAATCTTGATTCGATTGATTTCATCATCGGCAATAATGAAAAATCGACTAATGACTGGCGCGCCGTCGAAGCGTTTGAGTACGTCATCGATGATCCCGATTCCGCGTCAACGTAATACGCTGGAATACCTATGGCGCGCGCTAATTCTGTGGCTACATAACTTCGTGCTTGATTTAGTTGTAACTTTTCTGGATCGAATCCTAAAGTCTCTAACGTTACGTCGGCGTTTAAGAATGCTGTTCCGCGATTGCGTCTAGCACTTCCCCACGATTCTAAAAGTTTTGCTATACGGTCGGCAGGTAATGAAGTTCCATTAGATTTAAGAACCATTGTCGGAACTGGCTCAGCCGCATACATCGCCGCCGCACGTTCCAATTCTGCGCCAGCGCGTAAAGTGCGACCAGCTCTGCGGAGTAACCCTTCATCGTTACCGTAGAAAACTATAAGACTTCCAACGCCTTGTAATGGCACGGCATAATTATCGACGCGATAGTATTCGATTTCAGTTCCAAGCGAATTAGTTTCAACAGTTACGCGCTCTGGCGATATTCTTTCCATTGATCTAACGCGGAACGTGTCCTGATATAAATCTTGAACGCGCGCATACCCGTAACCATAAAATAGTAAATCTTCTGCGAGCCAGGAATAAAACGCACTACCTGGAATTCGCGGATCGGGCTGATTGATTACGCGTGGCGCGTCTACTTCTAATTCTGTATTTTTATCTCTAACGACTAATTCAATAGCCGCAACGCTTGACGTAATAATTCCGCGAGCGCGCGCGATAGTTGGAATCGACATAGCTTCAGCTCTTGTTGCAGTAATGCCAGCGCCGAAGAAATTAAATAGTTGGTTAGTAGTATTAACTGGAGCTAGTGAAGCGGCGACGTCAAAAGTGTCAACGGCTGGCGCGGCTTTTTTTCCGCCCGTGAATACGTCAAGAATTCCCATAGCCCTAAGTCTAAGGTAAACCTTTACACTTAACCGACTAGAATGTCTACTTCCGTCTCTGGGCGAGTCGCAAAGTGTGTGGCTAAAGCCGCCGCCACGCAAGCGCAGACAATGGCGCTAGAAGCACGTCGACCAATTACCCAGCCGCCATCTCCACGGGGTAGCGCAACGGCTGAGAGAATCTGTTTAGTAAATTCTTCCTGGCGACCGTGGCGAAGTCGACTCGAAGTAATCGCCGAAAGAAGCTCATCGCACGCTTGACCGTAGACGGCTCCATCAATATCAATAACGGGAATGCCAGCAGGCTGTAATCGACCAGCGACCGCCGAAGCCGTGCGCTTTGAGAATGCAACATATTCGGTCGGATACTTCCTGGCATAAGGCGCGATCTCATTGGCGACCGCTCTATCATCTAGCGAAATTGGATTATGCCAAGTATGGAGAAGCTTTATATTAAAAGTATCGTCGGCATTCTTTTGAGCGCCTACCAGAGCGCCATCGCGACGGTCTGGAGATAAGTCAATAGCCAGCCAGGTTAATTTATCTGGGTCTAGTTCGATTCCATCTTGACCACACTCTTCCCATTCTTTTGCAGGTATAGCCGCGCTAATTGTGTTAACCCAACGGCACAATACCTCGGTCATTACAACATCTGGCGGATCATTAAGAACGGCTCGAATGTTATCTTCGTGAATTGTCCAGCCTAGCGCTGGATTACTTGCCACCCAGTTAGCTTCGTCCATAATCTTGTCATTCGGCGCTGACCATTCAAAGTAAGCTATATCGTCGTCCGCTCCAGCCGCGCTTGCCATTCCGCGATCGCGTAGCTGATTCAAAATTAAACTATGCTGATCACCCGCATTCGAAAACGTCCATAATTGCGGGTCATCCGCCGCCATCTGAGTATAACGGAGCGCCGACCAAGCTTCTGTATCTTTGAGCTGTCGAGTTTCGTCCATATACACGGTTTCGGGTTTAGCGAATCCGCGAGCCGCGGCGTTAGCTGCTTTTACGACATAACGGCAACCGTCGACCGTCTCTATCTCCTCAGAGCCGTGCGCCCAACGAATCTTCTTTACTTGCTTCTTTAGAAATTCGTGACCGTCAATTATCGAGACTATATGCCTAAAAGTTTCCAGCGAAGTCGTAAGTACGTGAGCCGAACCTAACTGGAGCGGCTCTTTCCATAGGAAAAGGCGAGTCAGGATTAACGCGATCATAATTGTAGATTTGCCATTCTGGCGAGCGGCTACGATTGAGACTAGCGGCGAAGCGTGCCGTCCATCGGGTTTAACTTTAAGCGCATTGATTAGGCAGAATTCCTGCCAAGGTAGGAGCTTTAATCCGCACTTAGCGGCGAAGTCTATGACTTCCTGACCTTTAGACGGTAAATTATTGAGTTTTGAGCTGATTCTAGGGGTTGGAGAGCCTATGAGCGTCCGTGAATGCGTCGTTAAAACCGATTCCAGCCGATTAGAGCCGTTTGAATCGGTATCGGCAGGAACTATGACCAGTTCAGCCTTAATCATAACTTACGCTCCCGTTTTGCGGTGAAAGCAGAAAATGAAGAGTCGGGGGTTTCCTGTGCGTGTCCAAAAAAGACCCCATCTTCGCACCTTTCGAGAAATTACACCTACCGCACATAGTTAACAGATTATCCAGGTCATCGGTGCCGCCTTTAGA